TGCGAACCACAGTTGAAGACCTCAAGGACCTCATTGGTCTGGCCCATGACACTGTTCTTGGTTGTGTAGGTGAACCCAGATGGCAGCTGCTTGACTGGCTGGTACTGGTAGAGGTCACTGTAGATCATGACATGAGTCTTGATCAGTGGATCAACAGTCGCGAGGACCTCCCAGGTGCGCCCAGTGCTGGAGATGTCAACCAGCAGTGCCTTGGGTGGAGTCTGTGACTTGAGGTACGAGACGGCCTCCTCCGGCTGCGAGAGTGCCAGTTGACGGCTGAAGGGGAGGTAGGTGGCGAGTCCATAGTAGGCATTCCAGATGCGACTCATGAGTTCACAGTCACGACCCAGGAACACCGGTGTGAGTTGCCCATCGAGCCGTGCCAGGAGCTCGCAGCAGATGAAGAGCCATGGGAGGTTCAGCTGAGTCGCGACATCAAGGAAGTTGGAGTGGGTTGGCTCGTAGTTCCGGAGTCTGACCTCTCTAACCAGGCAGCCGAGGTACTGGAGTCCATCCTTGATGAGTGACTGCTCCACAGTCGTCATGTGGTTGGTGCCAGTGTAGTGCTTGGCCTGAAAGCCATGTGCCTCTGCCTGTAGGACATCAGAGTGATGGTTGTCACCCAGATGATAGGCCAGTGGCAGCTTGTATGCCATGTCAGCCCAGAAATGACCTGATCGCTTGCCATCGTTCGACTGGTAGATCGTGACCTGCTTGTCCAGACCGACTGACCGGACCAGGTCCATGATGTGGTATGGCTCCATGTACATGTCGCTGATCAGGAGGTCACCATCCTGGACCTTGGAGAGGTTCTCTTTGATGGGGAAGGCGAACTCCATCTCAGCCTGGACTTCCATTGCCACTAGTGATGGGACTGTGTCGGCATGGATGAAGACGTTGTCAACCATGTTGTGGTAGATCTGAGTGAGATTGCGATTGCCAGTGTCTGCTGCTTGGCGCTTGGCCATGAAGCCAGGAATGCCAGTCTTCCGCTCCATCATCCTCCACACTGGTTCACTGTTGATGAACCTCCTGGCGAGGAGGGTGTCGAACACATCGAATGAGCGAATCATGATCAAGCCTTCTTGGTTCCGATGCTGTACTTCGCCGTGAGAGTCCAGTCCTTCTTGTCCTTGTGGGCGAGGATCTTGATCTCACTCAGTGGTGCGAGAGCCGTCAGTTCAGTTGGGATGATCTTGATGAGCTCCCACTGCTCAAGCAGCTTGGCGATGGTGTTGCGACGGGCCAGGTCATTGTCCACAATGGTTGATGGCTTGCCATCGAGAGCGAAGAGCTCCTTGAAGTGGACAATGGAATACAAGCCCTGCTTGTGGAGGATGTGGGCTGATTGGTAGAGGACCTTCTCCACCTTGGCTGCCACACCTATGCGCGTGAGTGACTCACGAACGATGTTGAAGCTGTCAGGCTTCGTCAGGAGCACTGGTACTCCATAGCCCTTGAAGATGCTGTAGTCACTCATGTCAGTCGCCTGTCTGATACAATCATGGATGTATTTAGGGCCAGCTGATCAGAGCTTCTCTTGGTCCTGGAAGATGAGGTTGACGAAGTTGGCTGAGACCAGCTTGTATCGCTTCCCCTCCATGTCATTCACCTGGTGTCGTGGTCTTGCGAATCAACTCAAGCTGTTCTTCAGTGAGGATCTTCAGGGCGGTTTGGGCCTTGACATCACTGTAGCCGAAGTACAGCTTGACTGCAGCCAGGTCTTCCAGCTTCTTGGGCTTGATCCAGGCAGCCCATAGGCGCTTCTTGGCTCGCAGACTGTGGAAGTAGAAGTCATACTGCATCCTGTGCGTGAGATGATACATGGCATTCATCTCGGCCGCGTAGAAGATGCTGTCATCATGGTACGACAACAGCTTGTTGACCAGGAAGGGAACGTAGTCCTTCTCATCCTCAAGGATGTACTTCTTGGTCAGCTGGAGTGATGGCATGATGTCCTTGAAGACATCCAGACGCTGACGCTTGGTTTCGATGACCTCAGCCTGAAGTGCCTGTGCCTCAGCTACCTGGTCGAACTGACCTCGCTCAGTTCTCTCAGTCTCTATGAAGTCGAAGAGGTCACTCACTTGACCTCTGCCTCAACCATTAGTTCAGTCAGACAGGCAGCCGTGTTGATCTCTTGATCAGCCACGTGTGATGCCTGAAAGAGGTACTTGCCCAGGATCACGACAACGACTGGCACCGTCTCTGGCTTCCAGATGTCGAATGCCTTATCGTACAGGGCACGCATCAGGGCAGTTGAGTCAGCATCAGAGTTGGTTCCGACCCACTTGCGAAGGCTCTTGAAATCCTTGGCCTTGAGATGAATGATCAGCTCATCGATCTTGGCATCTGAGCCCTTGCTCAAAAGACCAGCATCGATGGTTCCAGTGGCTGAGTACTGTTGAAGCTCATTCAGGACCTTGCGGTAGTCCGGGAAGAACTTCATGATGACCTGAGCCAGGACAGGGCCATCGAAGGTCACACCCTCACCCTTCAGGATCTGGACAGTGCGCTTGTAGAAGGCTGCTGCCATCAGCTCCTTGTCCTTGCCATTCAGCTTGAAGTCGATGGTTGCGAACCGGCTGTGCAGTGGTGGGATGATACGGTTCTTGAAGTTGCAGGTGAAGATGAAGGAGCAGTTGTTGATGAACTCCTCGATGACTCCACGGAATGCAGCTTGGACCTGTGGTGTCAGGTAGTCAGCCTCATCAATGATGATGGCCTTGCGACCACCACTCAGAGACATGCTGGAGGCGAAGCCCTTGATCTTGACACGGAGAGTGTCGATGCCATTCTCATCAGAGCCATTGATCATGATGTAGTCAACACCACACTGATCACACAGGGCTCTGGCGACGGTCGTCTTGCCTGTGCCAGCAGAACCAGTCAACAGGAGGTTCGGGATCTCACCCTTGTCAACGTACTGTTGCAGAGTGGCTTTCAGCGCATCGGGGATGATGCAGTCTTGGACAGTGCGTGGTCTGAATCTTTCGACCCAGAGCAAACTCGGATCACCTATCATAATGCAGTCTCCAGTGTCAATCAGTCAAGGCATTGAAGTGGAAGAGGAAGTTCACATCGGCGCGGGCGGGACCATCATGCTTCCATGGCAATGGGAAGTCTCGTTGATAGGCCACGGCTGCTTCCTTGATGCCTGGTGGTGCTGGCCACTTCTCACCCTTGCTCTTGATCAGGTGCTCAGCTTCGATGTAGAGTGCGATGTAGTCAGCCTTCTTGCACCCTTCAGTGATCTTGGCTGGCAGGCTGAACTGCTGACGAAGCCTTGCGTCGAGGCGGCTCTCCAGTGCCTTGTACTCAGGCAACAAGACCTTCCATGGTGATGGAATGTCAGCCAGATAAGCCTCTGTGGCATCATGCATGAGACCCTCGAATGGGTCACCCAACTCCAGGTTGCGCATCAGGTCACTGACCAGAATGCTGTGCTGAGCCACACTGTAGAAGCGTTCACAGTGCCCATTGAACCGACACAGCTTGCTCAGTGCAGCGGCGATGTCCTTGATGTCGAATGGGGAAGAGTCGATGTAGAAGTCCACACCAGAGGCTGTCTCTATGTAGAGATCCTTCATCTTCTCAGCGTAGACTTGATCAGCCTGTTGCAATGGCTTACTCCTTCGAGAAGGTGCTCGTGGCAGCTTCGATGGCGATCCAGTAGGTCAGCTTCTTGGTCGTGCTGGTGAAGCGTGAGACGCCAGCGGAGGCAATCTCAACCTCATACTCACCTGGCAACACCTTGATGTTGTCGATCTTGAAGACTGCCTTGAAGTCACGATCAGTGTCACCTTCAACCATGACATTGGCATCATCGACGACCTCACCCTTCACATCAACGGCATTCACCGTTATGGAGCCATTCTTGCCTTCAATGACGATGTTGGGGCAGCCCAGGATCGAACTGACGTTGAAGATCCAGTCGAAGACTTCCTTCGTCAGCTTGAACTTCACATCCCACTTGGAGATGTTGATGTTCTTGTTCGGTGGGACGAGGATGAGTTTCGGGTCAGTGAAGCGTTGCTTGATCTTGCCCTTGCCATTCAAGCCGATGAAGACCAGTGACTCCTTGCCAACCTCAACTTCCGGCGCGGCTTTGTTCAGTGACAAGAGAGCCAACAGCTTGCTCAGGTCATAGATGCCGAACTCAGACTCGAAGGACTCATCCAGTTCAGCCTGAGCCAGGATTGCCTTGTTGCTTGAGATTGTGCGCAGGACCTTGCCTGGCTTGAACACGACACCCTTGTTGATGTCGGCGAAGTTCTTGAGAACCTCTACGAAGTTGTCACTCAGTTTCATTCAGCGTCTCCAATGTAAAGCCATCACAGTAGAACCATTCTACCGCAGGCAAGTGTAAGAGTATAGGTCAAGCCTCATCGATGGCGAGGCGATCAACGATCACATTAACCTCATACTTGAGGTCATCCAGGGTGCCATCATTCTTGATGATGTGATCAATCAGTGGTGAGCCAATCCAGCCCCACTCACTGACATGGACAGTTGAGAGTGCGGCTGACAGAAGCCATTCCTTGTCAGGCGCATGGTAGCGGTTGAAGTTGAAGTTGATGGCATCATGGTACCAGGCTGGCTTCGGGCCACGCTCTACTTGAAT